CAGCGGTTACATAGGTGTTTGAACCTGCTGTAATGCCGGGGCCAGTTACTGCCATTCCTGGGACGATGCTAGAGTTAGCTGCAGACAATGTGATTGTCGTAGAGCTAGAAGTACCAGCTTGCACATAAGACACTGCTGTATCAGGGACAATACCCACAATACGCATTGCAGCACTAGTGGTAATAGGTGTGCTCACAGTAGCAGATGCAGAGATTGCAACGCCAGCGAGAGAATCACCAGTGGTTGTAGAACCAGTATTGCCAGCAGCGTTACCAATGTAATAAGCATTGGAACCAACGAACGCTTGGTTAGCGTAAGCAATAGTAGTGCTACCGCCTGTACCGGCTGGGTTAACGACCACGGCTGATTTGAAAACAGCTTGGGGATCATCAACTACATAGCCAAGTGCGTCAGGAGCAGTTGTGCTAGCTTGCCAAAATTGGTAACGATTCTTACCATAGATTGGGCCGCCAGTTGTAGAGTACTCACAACCAACGAACACACCGATTGTTCCAGCTACTGCTGAAGAAGCGTTGTATGCCAAGGTTGAAGCTACCAAGTTACCGATGTTTGCACCGGTACCAATTTGAACAACGTCACCGTTGTACAAGCTTGTGCTGTAACCATTCACAATGGGGAACATGCGAGTAGAACCCGCATATACACGACCACCGATCAAGTTAACAGGCTTTAGGCCATAAGGGGCCGAGACTGTTGGGTAAGCCATTTTGTTTCCTTAAATTAAGAACCTGAACCGAATGTGACCTTCGAGCGCTTCTCGGAGAAAAGAGGCATTCTTGGATCGCTGTCTTTCATGAAGCTGTGGTCTACTGAATCCATCTGAGCCTGGTTCTGCCTGCCGTAATGCGCAGCACGCTGTTCCAAAAACTCCGTAGGAATACGGCAGAGTAACAAGCCTCCCACCTCAATATTGCCTTTGAATCGGCCTTCTTCAGTGGCATGCATCATCATTTCGGGATAATCCTCTGCTTTGCAGGGCTCATATCCCTCACGGAACTTAGAAGAGATGTTACTCGGGTCTGAGGTACCCATCGTGCTGATTCGGATATAGCGATGCTTCCAACCTGGACGGTCATCGGGCATGGGCAGCGTTTCAGGAGCCCTCCAAGCTTGTGGCCTGTAGGTTGAAGCTGCTCGCGTTTCTAAATCGCGACTCTTACGTACTTGTGTTTCAGACATGATTATTGACCTTTCCTAAATTCTTCCGCAACCTGTTGGGCATAGAGATTCAGAGGAACCCCAAGCCTTTTGGCGATATTTTCCTGCGATTTTGTAAGCGTGAGTTTTTTGGGCGCTGCGCTACGTGTTGCAGGGGCTACTACACTTGATTTATTGGGTGGAGGGGGCGCATCCACTTGCTTTGGCAGACCTAAGCGATCTGGAAATCTTTGACGAATCTCAGCATCAAGCCTTTGGTAGTACTCATCACTCGAAGGATTGATTCGCTCTTCTTTGGTGAGTTCTTCATGGACTGCCAACGCATAACTGGTCATGCGCCGATCTTGTCCAAACCAAGGGTTCTTGTCGCGCCAAGACAGAGCTTTGTAGTCTGGCTGTGGGGCTTGCTGGATCGGTTGTGGTATTTGTACCGCATTCCGTTCCTCTTGTAAAGGGGCTGGACGAAAATTTTCAACTTTATCTGCTTTGAGAGTAATTGCTGCAATTTCTGTCTGTGCCTCAACAAGCTTGGCGGAATCTCCCGATTCATAAGCCCTGATGTATTTCTCTTGAGCTTTCTCAAGCTCATTGGCAACCACTTTCTTGGCTTGCTCCAAGAGTGCAGACTGGCCTTGTGACAAGGAGCCTTTGAGTTTTTTATTCTCTTCTACAACTGCTTGGGCAATACGAATGGCTTCCTCACGTTCACGTTGCGCAGCTTCTTTGGCGCGACGCTCTTCGTGGTACCCTTTTGTAAAGTGTTTGATGCGATGTTTAACGCTTTCGTCGTATTTATCCAACTCCTCATCCGTTAGTTCTTGGGGAGGGTCGGTCATGGGTCTACGATTACGATCTTCCGGTGGAGTATCGTCAACGATCTCAATCTCAGGCGTTTCGCCCTCCACCTCAACCGTTACTTCGTTGTCACCCGCTTCATCAGGAAACTTAAATGTTTCGCCTTTAAATTCAGCCATGTTCTACTCCTTACGCACGTGTGATACCACGGGGATCTTGCACAACGCCCTCGACAGAGTCGTCGTTTATGATCCGAAACTCCTTGCCGTGGATCTTAATTCTGGTGCCAGAGTTAGGACGAACCAACACAAAGTCACCCACTTTACAGGATGGCCCACTGGGGAAACGCTTCTCATCTTTGTAGCAGTCAGGCCCCATCTTCACCACAAAAAGTACTGGTGAAAGTATTTCTTCGTAGTGCATGGTTTCACTGGCTTTCAACAAGCCGCCCTCATACTCTTCGTCTATTTCGGGTAAGACTGTAAGTATGTGGTATGTAGAGGGATCTGGGACTTGGCGAGCCTTTTCCTCTGATGTTTGGGGCAACGTTGTCGCAGTCTCCCCGTCCTGACTAATCAATAATTCACTCATCGTCTTGGTCCTTTAGTTTTCGCACAAGGTCGGCTATCTCTCTTTGCGCAAGGGTAAGACCCCGGATTACCCCGCACACATTCTGGTACTCACCAAAATCCTTTACCGCCCCGTCCAACAACGGGGCACCATACACTTCTTTTAGCTCGTCGAGCTTTTTAGACAAGTGCTCAAATATTCTTTCGTCCATCATTCACCTCCAGGCTGGTTGGCTTGCTGTTCTTTGAGCTTGGCCTGTAGCGCCGCCTGCTCTTCAGCGATGCGCATCTTGTGCTCCGCTTGTTGAGCTGCCGTCATGGTGTTGACCAAGTGAGACTGTGCCTGATGTTTTAGCCCTTGAACGTGATCCTGCTGAGTGTGCATCAGGCCTTGAACATGTTGCTGCGCTTGATGAGCCATCTCCATGCGGTGCTGTTCTTCAGCTTGCTGGATCTGTTGATGTGCTTGAGCCATCTCCATGGCGTGACGCTGCGCCATCATCTGTGGAGTCTCACCTTGTTTGGCTTGCATCTCTTGTTGTTTAAGCGCAAGTTCTTGTTGTTTAAGCTGCAAGTCCCCTTGAACTTTCTCGGCCTTGGTCTGAACATCCTTAGCTTTGAGCTGCAACTCTTGCTGTTGCATCTGGACGAGCGGATCCTGAGCTTGTTGTTGAGCTTGTGCCTGCGCAGCTTGACCTTTGCTCTGGGCCAGTACTTGTTGAGCCGCTTGAGCCACCAATCTGGACAACTGAACTTCCATGTCTTTGGGTATGGTCTCATCGGGTTCAGGCAGAGATGTACCCAACTGATCCTCGATCTTCTTACGATATGCAAACGCCAAGTGCTGTGCAATGTGCGCTTGAATCGCGGCCATCATTTGCTGAGCTTGTGGGTTCTGCCCAATCTGTGCAGCCAACAACGGATCCTGAACCATTGCCTGGTGAACCGCAATGTGAGCATCGTGGTCCTGGTACATGAACGCCTTGGTGGGTTTGCCATTCAAGAACGCCATGTTCTCGCTGATCGGATCTGTCGGAGTCAAGTCATCCTCAATCGGTACAAGCTTGTCTGCATTGGGCACGCCCAACACATCAATCATCTGACGATGCAACTGCGCCAAGTTGTAGATCTGTGGAGCCTGCTGGGACATCTGCATGACCGCTTGGTACTGCATGATCCGCTGGGCCATGGTGCTTGAGTTGGGATCTGATACGGGGATCACCTCGACCATGTCGTAGTCTTCACGCTTGGCAGTCTTGTCTCCCGTGGTGGGATCGTAGTCATATTGACTAGGGGTGAAGTCCCTGATGATGGCTTTCAAGAGTTTAAACTCTTGCTTCATAGAATAGTGCACGCGTGCTTGTACAGCACTCATGGTCTTGAGCTGACGCTCAAGCAACGCCAAGGTGGTGCCCACAGGAGAGTTAGCGCTCATGTCAGACACGTTCATGTCTGCAATCGACCCAAGTCGTCTGCCTTCATCGGTGATCTTGTCCAACAAACCAGCCAGCACTTGGCTTGGCTCTTTGTAGGGCAGCGTCATGATGTTGTCTTTGATCGACCCACTTGGGACATCCACGTCCCTGAACTCTCCTGGGGCAATTGGTGTATCGTCACCCTTGACACGCAAGCCCCTTGACTTCAGTCCGCCTGGCAAGTTTGCCAAGGTACCTGCATCCACCAACTGACGTAGCAGTGATGTGCCCGCTCTAGCATATCCGCCGATCAAATGGATCAAGCCTAAACCATAAACACCAAAACCTGGAATGTAAGTGTATTGGGTAAAGTGCACGCGCTTTTGCTTTGTCTTGTCCGTTTGTTTCCAATTACGGTAGATCGACAAAACTTTATTGGTGCCCCGCTCGATGGTGATGATGTATGGCAGAGCGATGCCGTCTTCATCTTCGTATCCAGGCAAGTCGTAATCGACTTGAGACTCGGCGATTTGGTACCGATTATCCTCTGTGATGGAATAGCCCTGATCCTCGGCTTTCTTCTTCTCTATGTCAGAGTGAATCTGGGTGGGCTCGCCCAAGTCCACATCTCTATAAAACCCAGCCACTTGTAGCTTCTTGAGTTCATTCTTGGTCTTGCGCATCATGTGCGTGACACGCTCTGATGTCATGGCACTGCTGGCACCGTAGGGAATGATCACATCTTCTGCTGGGATGAATATGGCCGTTTGTCTGTCCAAGCTGGGATCAAAGTAAACCTTCTTAAAGCCCGCTCCGATCAACCCCAAGTTGAACAACAGCCTCTCGTGCTCTGGCCTGTACTCAGGCATCTCCTCGGTCAGCTTGTAGTTCATGTCTTCTTTGACACGCTCTGCCGCTTCTTCTTTTAACTTGTCAATCGCACCGATGATCTCGGTCTTGACCGGACCCGCTGCGGGGAATGTTTCAAGAATAGTTTCTGACTGGAAACGCACTGCTGCTTCAGTCAATATGGTGGAGTACACACCACAGGCACCGTTCCATGGCTCCGTACGTTCTTCGTACTTCATGCCCAAAACATCTAAGCCCTTGACAAACATCTCCACCCAGTCTTTGCGGGAGTTGATATCTGCTTCAATGTCGGCCATCAAATCACTGGCGATTGTGGCCAGTGTGGACTCGTCCATGTCTTCGGCCAAGTTCTTGGAGAACTCTTCATCTCCGCCTTTGGACAATTCAATGTCTACGGGGCCCGCATGAATGTGGACCGCTTCAGGATCCTCAATCTCAATTTCCATCGCAGGTTCGCCTGCATCGGGTAAATTGGCAATCCCCACGGGGGCTTGGTACAAACTTTTTTCCATGATGTTCCTTAATAATACACTGCACGTCGAGACTTATAGTAAGGCTCTTCTTGCTTGTCGGTTCGTAAATTCAACATTCCGCCTTTTCGCACGCGGATCAACGCAAGCGTGCACGCATCAACCTGGTCATCGTTTTCCCCAGCAGGGAACGATAAGATCTCCTCAACCACGGCACTTGCCCATGCCGTCTCTGGAAACCAAATGTGTCCCGATGAAAACATATCTGCCACCGAGTTCAGCCGAGCTATCTTGTCTTGCCCCTTACCGGGACTGTAGTCCTGAACATAAATGCCAGATCGTCGCATCTCATCAATCAGCGGTTGCCCGCTGGCCTTGGCCTCCACGATAACGCTATCGGGTTGCCAGTCTTCAAATTGCTCGACGGCCATGACTTTAAGTTCAGGAAACTCGTACTTACCCTTCACACAGTTTAGCAGGATTACATTATCTGTAATAGGCCCTGATGAGTCTTCTCTGTATCTGAACACGCCCCAAGTCTGGCACACTGAATAGTCCGACCGTTCCTTGGTTGTCAACGCCGTGTCATAAGACTGAACAATGAATTCAATGTCTGGAGGATCTTCTTTGGTCCACCAGCGGATCCAATCCCGCTTAATAATGGCCGCTTCCGAGGCAGTCGGATTTTGCTGGTACTGGGCATACCACTGCCACATGATGTGGTGCATGGACGCTCGGGTTTGCTGTAAGGCTTCAATTGACCATTGTTCTGGCCAGACTGATTTCTCGTTCTCTTCGCCCTCGTTAATAATAGCAGGGAACTCAAATGCCTCATACGTGTCACCCCCTTGGTTCATGGCCGTGTCTTTGATCAACCGACCAATCAAATCCCGTTGATGCCACCTTGTGTGCAGCACGCAAATTTTTCCCTCTGGCATCAGACGAGTTCTCAAACCCGCCGTGAACCATTCGTAGGTCGCATCCAGTGACGAAAAGTTCGATGACTTTAAATCCTGCTCTGAGTGTGGATCATCGGCAATGATCAAGTTCGCACCACGACCAGCCAAAGCGCCGCCCACACCAATCGCAAAGTATTCCCCGCCAACGGTCGTGTTCCATTGGCTCGCCGCTTTCGCATCGGCTGCTATTGCCGTGTTTGGAAATATCTTCTTGTATTCGGCTGTTTGTACTAGATTACGTACTTTCCGGGCCATGACTACCGCCAAGTCCGCCGTGTGGGATGCCACAATGACTTTGTGATCAGGGTGTTTACCTAGATACCAAGCTGGATAATAGATCGATATCATCTGCGACTTGCCCATACGTGGGGCCATGGATACCGCAATTCTGTTCTTGATGTTCTGCTCCACGTCCATGAGCAAGGACCCAAGTCGCTTTAAATGCCGACCAAACTTGTATTTTGGATCAATGGCTGCAATGAACGCCAAGAAATCATTTTGGCAAATCGATACCCGCTTGCGTTCTTCTAACTCATCAAACATGGATATCAATTCAGCAGCGTCTGCAGGTGACATGGTCTTGGCAATCTTAGCTACCAATTCCGGTGTCAAGTTTGAGGGTATCTGCATTACCCTGTCACCTCGGTGATATCTAATTTAGGCTTGTTGCTCAAACGCGTCGGGTCTGTGGATTCATACACTTCCCCCTCGATCACTTTGGTTAACCGTTCTCTTAGCATCTGCTCGAGCTCTTCGGTCGGACGATGACGTAAAGTAATCTCAGTCTTGTCTGTGAACAAACCAACATCGGATATCTTGCCCAGCAGTTCTAGGGCTTTGATCCTGATGCGGGGATCCATGTTGTTGGATTCAAGGATAAGCTTGTTGGTTACAAAAGTTCTAAGTTGAGCAGCGGACTTAACCACTTGCTTGTCATACTCGTTGAGTATGGAACCCACGTGAACCACAATCCCAGGACTAGACAAGTCCTCTTCGGTTGCCGCACGCTCGCCCATGAATATGGCACGACTTCGGATTCGGTCATCTTCGGTCGGAGTTGGTTTGTGTCCAATGTCGGCAAGTGCTGCAAGTGCAGACGCGACTCTATCCTCCAAGCCCTGGAAAGTTGGAGCAAACTCTGTGATCGGAGTGTCGTAATCAATTAGCGGTGTATACATGGCGGGAACGCAGCCTTTAGTTGTAGCAAGTTTAATATACACTATATATAGTGATTTTTTGGGCTATGGCAAATATTTTTTGACGGGGGGTGTTTCCTGTGTGAAGGGGGTGGGGTCGGCGGATGGGATATTTTTGGTACTGTATAGACATACAGGTTAAAGTTAGGGAGTGTGGTAGCGTGAACAACACTCAGCGCAAGCGCAGCGGGGGGACTCCAAAGCCCATATGGGGTGATGGGGGACGGGTGGCTCGGCGCCAAGCCGAAAAAAATTTCAAGGGCTCGGAAAAATAAAAGTTGACAATGTATAGTTTTTGTGGTGTAATACGTTTACTGGATTAGATCTAAGGGAAAACAAACCCTTACTTTTAGATCAGTAACTTAACTTTATATTCAAAGGAACATCAGAGTCATATTATGACAAACACCGAAAAAACTGTTAACGTTACAGCAACAACAAACGTATC